GTATCGGCGGTTGGGTCTGTGGTTATGGTGAAGTAACCAGGGATTGATATGGCTGTGGTGTCATTATCCCAGATGATTTCCTGGTAGGGTTTATAGTCCAGGAAGTAATTATTAGTCCCATCATTGTATTTGAGATAAAAGATATCATCTGGTGTACGCAGATAAAGTGCCATAAAGTCCCCATTGATAGAGTAACCGGCCTGGGATGCTACTGTGGTGATGGCTTGGGTAGCACGTAGGCACGTGGTTAACCGGGTGAATTCTATGGCCGCTGAGTACAGGTTATCGTAGGTCGTCCGGTCATCAAGGAACTGGGAGGTGCTGGGTTCATTGATAAGCTGGCGTACACGATGCTTGAGTGTCTTTCCGTCCATTTAACTGTGACTCCTTTCTGGTTTCCCCGGGCTAAAGTCTTTGTCATCAAGGTCTGTGTCTTCACTGAATCTACCCTCTGAGGTTAACTGGGCGCCTAAAGCTACCTTCCGCCCGAATAGTCTGTCTGTGTTTATTGAGGATATAAATGAGTCTTTGGTGGGGGTTTTATAGATGTAATATGTGTCACCCTTCGTCCAGGTGTTATTCGTCCCGCCGGATAGGGTGCATAGGATTTCGGTTTCAGTGACTGTGACTGTGAGCCCGGATGAGCCGTCTGTGTCGTTGTATACAGCTACTCCTACGCCTACCCCACAGGATTTAAAGTCGGCTCCTATATGACGCAGGGTTAGGGTGGCGGCTACCCCATCGTGGAGTCCGGTGGCTGCGTAGGAACTGTCGAGATGGATTTCTTTAGATGACCGTGTGGACATAAACTACACCTCACATTTACCCGAATAAGAACCTATCTGATTTTTTCTAAATCTGATTGCCTTAAAAACCCTTTTTTGATACCAAGTGATTTCTCAACCCGTTTACATTTATCAAGATTAGCGTCACTCATACCCTTATACCCATCTTTTCTTAAATTTCCTTCTTGTTCAGACCTGGTTTTACCGTATGTATTTTTACCTTTGATAATGATTTGAAGACTCATAATATATCCTGTTAAAAGGAGGGGAATTTCACCCCTCCATGTAAACCTTTATGTTAAAAGATTAATTGGCAGCCATAAGTGCATTATCGCCATTAAAACAATTACTTACACCCATAGTCACAGGAACTCTTATAGCAGTTCCAGTTGTAGCATGGATTGTGCCATCAGCATCAAGAAAATAGGCATTAGTGATTAGCCCATCTTCAGTTCCAGCAGCAGCAGCAATGCACGCTCCCTTAGTCCCAGTTTTAGTTGGGCAATCGTGACCTACGAAAACATCGTTAATAAGAATCCCGGTTGCGCCCTGAGCATACATATAAATATCACATTTTATCTCAGAACCGTCACCATCTCTTGATAGAAATTTAACCCTGTCAATAACAGTGCCGACAACAGTAGACCCGGAAGATACAATACTTATCCCTATTTCACAATTCATAAATGTACAGTTTGTGATGGTTCCATTCCATTGCCCAGTTATTGCAATAGCACCAAGGTCGCCAATAGAGTTTACATCCTCAAAATAACAGTTATGTACTGAAAGACCAAATCCTTCAGCAACTCCTTCTGAGAAATCAGGGGCATAAATACCGCCGGTTTCAACTCCGCCAGCATCCCAAACACCAGCGATTCTAAAATTTTCAATCGAAACCTGAGCTGCATTTACAGTAAAAATTGGGGTTGCAGCCTGATAAGCATAAATTGAGGGAGCCATAGGTCTGCCATTTCCCATTACTGCGGAATGCGCTATGCCTATAATAGCCAATCCCTTACTTGCTACTGGAACTATATAATTAGCAGCAGCTCCAGAATAAGTGTTCGGGTCAGAAGATGTCGTGCCTGGGTCGGCAACATAAATAACATCATATGCGCCAGCTACAACCAAGGCTCTTTCTATCGTAGCGAATCCCATATCTGGATTCTTTCCATTGTTACCGTCAGACCCGTTAAGTTTATCAACAAAATAAACCTGTGAGTTCATTGCCATGCCGAATGACGGCCCGAAAGCAACAGGGACTCCAAAGCTTGTTATACCATTTGGAAAATTCGTATAACCCATAATATTACACTCCTTTCTTGGAACACCCGGTATCTCTCAACCGGCTGCCCGGGGGATTTGCACCTTATATACCCGCTTACCCGTTTGAATTAGATAGAGGACTCGTCACCGCACTATCTAAGGTTAAATTAATGTTTAGTCTTGACAAGGGTTAAGCATCCAAAGGAAGTTGCCTTCCCTGAAGTGAAAAACAAGGAGTGGTTAGAAGAACATTGTCAAACCATGAGCCAGACAGCCATTGCTGAATTGCTTGGCTGTGACCGTACTCTTGTTTCCCAGTGGATGCGTAAGTTTAAAATAAAAACCAAATTTACAAATCAACATAAATAAGCTTGATTTGGTTACACCGTGTAACTTTTGGTTTAAAACCAAAGGTCAAGTGCTATGAGTTGTCAAAGAGCTAACCCCCTGATTTAACTGGGGATATTTCCATAAAAGCACCTGTAATCATTTATTTCCGCACTAAATCTCTGGTCAGCTTTTACCATAACATCGCCGGTCTGAAAATCCCCATCTCTACCGAAACGGGTCTTACGTCTCCAGAAGAAGATAATACCCTGACCTTCTAACTGTAGATGCCAGGCGTCTGTGTCAGTAAGCTGGTTCCAGTTTTTGACTGAGATGTTGCGACCAGACTTTGCGTATGCCGATACTGTACGGTTGGCTGTGTCAGGTCTATCTGGGGATTTAAGAACCTCGGTTGCCGCACGTTCCAACTGGGGTGGAATCCAGAGTTTCTCGACCTTTTTCTGGACTCTGTGTCCTCTGTGGTTGTACTGATTCTCAGCCGCTACCAGTACGCTCCAGAATGCGGTGTAGGTCAGGTCTGCATTGGTGGAAAGGTTGGAAAATGCAGTATTGTCTAACAGGGCGTGTGAAGCTGAGTAGAGGGCTGTTGCGCCGTTCCGCTCTGTGTGGTAGGTCGTGGCTGAACCTGAGTTAAGGAACCGTGCTATAAGGACTTCCATGTTGTTAGACATTGCTTCGCCTAAGTCGTGGAAGATTTCCTTGAGTTCACCTTCGCTTCCGCCTGAGAGTTCATAGAGGTTGTCGTCTACGGCTTCCTCTGTAATACGTACTCCGAGAGCGTATACGTCATGCACCCATGACTGCTTTGCACCCTGGATTTGGATATCGTACTGGATTGGGGCGCCTTCTACTTTCAGATAGGGGGCGTCTAACCCTGAACGCTCAGTGTTTTCTTCTTTCTTTTTATTGGATGTCTTTACTGTTACGAGTTGATCCCACATGCTCTTGGCACGATTGGTGTTGTAGGTATCAATAGCAACAGCGAACAGTCCAGGAATGTATTCATTAACAAACCTTGCTCTTGTCCACATAATTTATACCTCCTTATACACCGTCAATGTTTGCGCCATTGTGGTGAGAGTTAATTGAAACTATATATCTACAATACGCCGAAGCAACTGTGTCTTTTTCGTGGGCGCGAAGGATTTTGACTGCGAGGGTGGACGTGGTGTTCACTGTGTCAGAGTCAATTTCCTGTGTAGATATGCCGGTTACCGTACTACCACCAGTTCCGATCAGGTCGGCGTTAAGACCGATTGAAGCGGCTGCTACAGGGGTAGTGTCTCCATCTTCCTGGATGAGGAATAACTGCATAGGATGGTCAGCTACGAGAGCGTAACCTGCTACTATACCGTCACCCGTGGTCGTGATAGGAAGATAGTTAATTGGGTTCATGTCACTGTCGAATAATGCGATTACCGAACCAAGCAGTGAGCCTGCCGCCCCAGTTTCCTCTACATAACATCCCGGAATCCCTGCACCCTTTTTAGTGGTGTATGATGTACCGTTATGTTCTACGAGGCACTGAAGGTAGATGGCTGCCGCATTGGAGGTAGCGAAGGCGTATAGGTGTGCGCCCAGCATCTTCTCTATAGGCATGAGACCAAAAGCTGCGTCTTTACCTGTTGCCATAATTGTGTCTCCTTATGTTATATCTATAGGACACACATTATTGATGAATCCTATAGGGTTTATGTATCTATTAAATCAGAAAAATCACCTACGTTTAGCTTGTTATCCGGGTCTTTAGGATTCTCAAATACCTGGTCTCCGGCTTTGATTTCGCCGGGGAGATTGTGCATTTGACCTGCGGACTTCTTGCCACCGGATATATTCACCCCGTCTCTCATCTCTGAACCCATACGTTCTACAGATGACCTGTCTTGGGCATCCGTGATGTCAGCTATTAGAGCCTGACGTTTCTCAAACATCCAGTAGGGTTTAAATACTAACATCTGGTCGTGCCGCATGATACAGCCGAGTACCGGGTCAAAGAGTTCTGGTGGTAGTTGCGGGAATGTATCCATGTTAACTATCCACCATCTGTGGGGTACTGGGGCTGAGCGGACTTCATCCAGACGTCCTATGCTTCTTGAAATCCATCGGAACTTAAATGTGCGTGTGAGTTCGAGCTGTTTGATGGGTTCCGGCAGCATGAATGGGTCATGGCGCAGTGAATAGTCGGAGATGTCTTTCTCCGGGATTGTGCGCCAATCATCTGACTGTCCTGAGATACGCTTGTATATAGCGAGTTCTTCGGGGGTAAGACTACTGGTGTCTTTGGGTATTGGTGTTGGGTTAGAGACTGGTTCTGCGGGTGTTTCCATAATAGCCTCTGGTGTTTCTTCTGGTATAAGTGTATTAGATGTTTCTGTCATGTGTTACTCCTTCACTTGAACATTTTTAGATTGTTTATTACCAACTAACTTCTGGTAAGTCTTATAGGCTCCCGGGCTGAGGTTAAGCTGTTTGGCTGTTTCCTGCTCGGTTTTAGACAGACCTGCGGTTGAGGACGGAGTTGATTTGGAGTGCGTGGTCTGGTTTGATTTAATGTCTTTCTTCCGGCTGTCATCTGCCTTGATACTCAGGGCTTTATCTTCCCCTCGTTTCTCGGCTGCTGATATAATGTTCGGAAGGGCATTCAAAACCTGCACACCCATTGCAAAGAAATCACCGAATGGATTGTCGCCTATATTATAGAAGGATTTAATTTCATCCGTTGCTATGCGGATTTCACTTCCTTCTTCGGTTAGTCTCGGGTACATAGTCAGGAGCAGATTGTCTGCTTCTTTTACCTTGGATTTAATATCCGAGTCTAAAACGGCTTTCCCTGATGCTTTCCTGGCGGCTTGTTCGGCCTGGTGTTTCACTATACGCAGGAGGGTTTTGGGGTCATCTTTGTTCTCCTCGTATATCTGGACAAGCTGGGCTTCCGTGAGCGGGACATCCTCATCATCTTTAGTTGGAGTCTGCTTTAAGCCTTTAAGTTTCTGTCTCTGTTCGTGAAGGGCTTTCTGAAGATTGGTTTTGTCTGTCTTCAGGACATCAAGCTGGGTCTGAAGTGTCTTGATGTCCTCAGTGAGTGGGGTGTCTCCGTCACTGGCCGGGGGTGCCTTTGGGGTTTTGGTTTTCTTGGAGGGGGTGGAATCGGCAGGTGCAGCGTCTGGGGTGATGATTGTGTCCTCATCCCCTTCGTTTAACCCTTGGATTATTACTTCCTCCAGATAGTCTGGCAGGGTCAGAGCGTCAGTAGGGTCGGAATCTGAGTCTGCGTCTGAGCTACCGGGTGTGTTCTGGTTGTCATCTGGTTTTACTGCTGGTTCTGGCATTTAATCTCCTTAGTGTTCTCAGCTATACAGTTAGCTGGTTATCTCCATCAACGGATGGGTAAATGTAAGTTAAGTTATATAATATATTAGTTATTTAAACTTTCAAGAGTATTTTAATTCACTGGGTTAGGGTATGTGTGAGTATTCAGGTATAGGTGTGGGTGTAAGTCTGTGGTATTATTAGAGGTTATATGCGTGTGGTTAAATGGTGTTAGTCGTCTCTAAATGTTAATTTCCGTACTAAATCTATCTTAACCTCCTCAAATTCTTTGGAGATTATATTATTGATAAGGACACGTTCCTCCGGGGTACCTGCCATGTCGAGTGGGATAAGGATGAGTTTGGAGAACAGGTCGAGGGCACCCCGGGTGTATTCAGAGGTGGCTTTGGATTGCAGGAGCGAACCAATGAATTCAACGATGGTTTTCAGTTCTCTATGCCTGTAATCGTGGAGTTCCTGTGTATATTTGTTATCCATATCCTCCTTTTCAAATTCCATTAGATTCGCCAAATGTTGCATTTGGCTTGAACTTTACTGGGGATAAATGATCGTTATCAATACACCACTGATACTTTTCTGGTTCAAGTTCTTTTACTTTCATCAATGCATTTTTGCCCTGTTTAGGGCAGCGAACACACCCCAATCGCTTAAAGTGTTCGTATAGTGGGTTTAGCAAGCCATATTTAAGACAAATGTTACGAGCATCATCTTCTGTCAATCCGTATTTGATTAACAAACTTTCGTTGGGGTTTAAAATCTTCCTGTTTTCTCCTTTAGCAATTCCTAACAAAAAGGAACAATCCCTACCTTTGCAATATTTTTGCATTGGCTCCCATTTTAAAATTCTCGCACAGGTCTTGTACACTGTAAAAGGCCATCCATATATCGTGCCAATGTATTTACCCCTCACTTTTTTGCGAAAAAAATAATCTTCAAAGGATGGAGATGGAATTATTGTCACTTTCATCCCCATAAAGCTCTCAAATGCGTCCAATAATTTTAGTTCCAATTTAAACGGATCAGGTAATACAGTTATGATCTCGTCAATATGTTCACCATGTTCTTTTGCGATAATAGCCGTTGCCGTGCTATCTTTTCCTGTTGACCAACATAGGATTCGTTCCATCTTTCAACTCCTTAACTAATTTTTCGTTTGCATCCACAATCTTCTGCATATCCTCAACGGATATTTCTTTTTCCAAAGGCTCGAAGAAATAAACCTTCTCGTCCTCTGTCTGAAAATACTCTTTCGTTACCTTTATGACTTTCATATTTCACTCCTTAAATATACTACATTTCTGGTTAAAAAGCAAGTGATTTTAACCGATTTCTTTTGATTTTGTTGGGTTTTCATAAGCAGTTAAAACCTCCCCCTTAAAAAGATACTATCCGTTTGCCGCCTGCACGTTCCAAGAGTATCTGGGATTGTGTGTAGCGGATTACCTCATTCTTGTCTATCTTCCCCCATAACTGTCTGTTATAACAGGAGCTTAAATATCTGCCCAGAAGTTCCTCACGGGTGAGTTGGATGACACTCTGAGCTGAAGAGAACTTAGTAGTCCCAAGCCCGTCTATAAATTTCTTCTCGGAGTAGGTGGTGTATAGTCCGTTGGTGTAGTGGATTCTCATACTAAGCGTAAACTCCCTTGTTGTTTATAATACTCCTTTTAAATCTTTAATTTCATACTTCATTACCTTCACCCGTTCTTTCTGCATTCTGCTGGATAAAACCCATAATTGCTTGAAGCATATTTGGGTTTTCTCCAATTATTTGCATTAGTTGACCTATTTCAGGGTTAATGTAATCCTGAGTATTTTTACGTCCATAGCTTTCAAGTAAATCTTCAATAAGCTTTGGAGAATTTATCAGCGGGTCTTGACGTAGCATGGCGAACATATCTTCATTCTCCTTGCGTTCTATGAGTTTGTTGGCTTTCTCTGTGGAGCCGGTTAGTCGCATATTCTGTGGGCGCCTCATCTCAGTCCGCGGGAATGGTGCGAGTTCACCCGATGGGAGCTTGAGGGTTTTATCATAGGGCATATACTGGTAGTACAGGTCATACATGAGCCGGACGAGAGACAGGAATTCCTCCTTGAATGTGGTGGACTGGTAAGAGTGTTTGATATTTCCTTCCTCTATCACGCTCATTATTTCAGTGGCGGTCTTCTTGGTATCTGTGGGTTTGCCGATTTGTGGGTCTGACATTCCGCCGACCTTCTCCCAGAGTTTGAACCACAGGTTGATGAATTCTATATACTGGCGGGGGTTGATTTTAAACTCGGGGAACTTAATTTTCGTGATATCCTTTACCGATACTCCACCGCCTGGGTAGATTGACTGCTGGCCTGAGACCCCTGCGCCTTCCTCAAAGAAATACCACGGCATCATACAGATTACTGCTATGTTCATTAAGAGCGAGAACATCTTGGATGAGCCGTCTTGAATGGCTTTCATCTTGCCGTACATGGATGTGCCGAATGAGTGAGCTTCTTCAGGGTATAAACGGACACGCTTTATCATACATTCGTTGTTCATATTCACATCACGCTGCCGGATTATAGAGATTATGATTTCAGATTGCAGGGCGATGGTTACTATCAGGCGTTCCTCCCGGAAGTCTGTCTGTTCTGTTTCGGGGAGCGGGTCTTCAGTTAAACTGGATAGCGGGTATGATACGTGGCACTTTAAACATTCTATAACTTCTTTGCCTGTGATGTCTATACCCGCTACTTCCTGGGATGGGGTTTTGTCTGATTCCTTCTTGCGCCGGGACTCTTTAGATGGGATTAGCCAGTTGCCTATGTTTATATACCCCGGGGAGTCTTTCTTGAGCATGAGTTCCCCGTAGGTCGGGCGGACTTTAACTATCTTGTCTGCGAGTTCCCATTCCTCTGGCGTACCGAGGTCATCTGCACAGTATACATCTGAGAAGGGGATAGTGTAAACCTTACCACCCTCGAATACTGTCTGAAGAGATGAGGTTATGGCTGGTTCCCCGGTTTCAGGGTTTACCAGGATTTGCCCGGCTTCGTCAAACTGGAAGTCTGAGATTTCCTTTTCGGCGTAGTCATAGGCTGGCTCTGCAAACCATGTACCCTCTAAGAGGATTATGTGTACGCAGGATTTGGCTATACCCTTGATTTTTATGACGTCTGTGAGTTCGGTGTTAAACCAGTCCTGGATGGCAGTTACTACCGGGGTGGTGTTCTCACCAAAGGATACTATTGGGTCACGGCCTGTGAGTCCTGCTACAAGGCGTGGTTCAAGGTTATCTACGGTGATGGTGACGAGGGGGAGGTAGATGTTATATGCGTTCTTCCAGGGGAATGATACGACTGGTGCGTCCTGTTCGTATTTCTCACGGGAGTTACGGATTTCCTCAAGTTTCTTGGCACGGTAGGCGGACTTGGAGAACGTGTTGTAGAGTGATAAACAATGGTCAACTAAGGGTTTAAAGTGTTTGTTCTCTGGAGTCTGCTCGCCAGTGTTGAGTTTAATGGGTTGGTTTTTCAGGTTGTCCTGGATTTCTATGTGGTCTGGCATTGTATGTTATCCTTCCTGTGGATGGGGGTCTTCTATTACCCTGCCTATTACATTGTTTTCGTCCATAATGAGGTAGCTGCCGTCTTCACGGCTGTCCATAACCTCCATACCGGAGAACTTCGCAAACATTACCACATCACCTATGGATAATTTGCAGGGTAGGATTGTTCCATTGTCGAGCATCTTACCTTCGCCTACCGCTACGATAGTGCCGGTTACAGGTTTATCGGTTAAAGTATCGGGTATAATGATACCGCCTTTGGACATTTTGATTTCCGGTTCTCTGCGTATTAGGACTCTGTTTCCTAAAGGTTGTAGTCTAATGGTTAATTCTCCTTTTCTATAGATTCCTGGCGCTCCATACGTTCTAAGTCAGCCAGTCTCTCATCTTCCCACTGAATATTATCATAATTCTCTCTATACGTGGGTGTAGATGCGATTTGTGCCGGGCATAATAAGTTGGAATTGTTCACAGTTTCTCCTTGCGTCCCGTCTAATTTACGGTACGGGTAACGTGTTTTCTTTTTAGCTTCCATCCGTTCCATGGCCTACCACTTC